CTCGTGAGTTTGTGCGCGATACGTGCAGCGCGTGGGGTCTTGAGTTGCGTGAGTATTTCCCTCCTGCTGGATCAACATACAAAGAGTTGATTCTTGATCAGGGTTTCCCAGGTCCTGGCCATCATTGGAAGATGTATCAAAGGTTGAAGGAACGTTGCTTGAGGCAAGCCCGTAAGCAGATAGTGACCAACCCTCGCAAAGAGCGTGTTGTGTTTCTTGCTGGGCGTAGGCGTACCGAATCTGCGCGCCGTGCCAATGTCCCTGAGTTGAACCGTGAAGGTTCCGTGGTTTGGGTGTCACCGCTGGTGAACTGGACGAAGACGGATCTCTATACATATAGAGACTGGGCGGGCGATGTCCCTACGAACAGGGTCTCCGATTTGATTCACATGTCGGGCGAATGCCTATGTGGTGCTTTCGCACATAAGGACGAACTCGCAGAAATTGAAATGTTCTTCCCTGAGGTGGCCGCTGAAATCAGGCAACTTGAAGTTGAGGTTCGCGCCGCTGGTCTTCCAGAGAAGGTCTGTACATGGGGGTGGGGAGTGAATCACAAACTCACTGCTGAGGATCTTAAATCTGGTCCGCTGTGTTCAAGTTGTGAATACAGGGCCGAAGGTGTGCTTGAGGAGCAGGAAGCTTAACTTCCGCTGGTGGCTTTCCAGTTACTGATGCCGCCACCCTCTTTGAAGAGGTAACTTGCGACTTTCAGGTTGCATTCTGCGTTTAGTAAGACGGTGAGGTCTCCGAACTTGGATTTGCATATCCTTGCCGTAACTGTCTTCCAGCTTGAGTTGATCTGGAGCAGACCCGAGTCATAAGATCTGACTGCCTTGCACTTTCTGTAGGTCTCAGCCGGCGAGAGTTTGCAGTTTGACGGGCCATAACCACTCTTGTAGTTCCATCCGATTGCTTTCGTCTGGCAGCGCGACTCACGCCACATGATGTAGGTGAATGCGTCAACAGGAAGACCGTATTTCTTCATAAGTTTCTCGTACTGTGGGCACGACTTCTTTACTGTTCCCACAGACACGGACGAAGCATGTACTTCTGCCGTCTTCGTCTTCGGCTTCTTGAGGGGTGGAACACCTGTGGTCTTCTCGCCCATTCTTTGAAGTTTAGAAAGGTGCTTGGATCGTGTGTTCTTGTCGTAGGTGCCTGTGACCCGTGTGCGAAGAATCATTTGTAGTTCTGCGACTGCTGTCCCCTTCTGACCCATTGTGAAACGGGAATGAAGAAGCAGGGACGGGCGGTCGTATCTGAACATCTCTGGACGTCCACCAGCGCAAGGTAATGCGCCCCAACCACCAAACCCTACGGCTGGACGGAAGAAGGGCTTATTTGGGATGTCTTCAAGTTTGAGAAACACATTCTTGGTTTGGTATCCGGTGAGTGCTACTCGGGTAGCAACGATTATTTGCTCTTCTTTGGTGGCGTGATTGGGTCGTTTAGCAAACTCTGTTCCTCCGTACCCGCGCCATGTGCTTAGGGCGATACCTAGTCCGCCAGCCCAGTTGCCACCGTTCTTCCAGTTGCCACCAGTTTCGCAGCGAGCGAGTTCATCCCAGAAATCTAGGGATACTTTGGGGTGCTTTGTCTTTCCCAACGAGGAGACCTCGTAGGGCTTTGTGTCGACAACTTGTTCTACATGTGCCGCAGCAACGTGTGGAACGGTTGTGTCGGTTGTTTCTCCCTCAGCGAGGGCTGGTGATTGAGCTAATGCCGTGATCGAAATGATCAATGGCACAGCCCAAAGAAAGGTCTTGCGCATTGGCTTCTCCGTTTCTGGTTCCCTGTCAGGGGTTCACTTTGGTTTCGTGCATGACGGACGGGTGTCCGCTTGCTCGGCCTGGTGTGGCCTCTGACTGTCCGCTCCTCCTAGGGCGAATCCAGTCGCATACTTGTGTGCTCAGCACTTATGTCTGAGGGCGTTCACCGCATGGGCGTCCGGGTTCCTCGGCTGAAGCAACGTGTTTGTGCTTGGTAAGAACCTAACCTGTATTTCTGGGTCCGTCAACCACCCTTTGATTGCCGTAAATCATTTGGGGGGTTTGCCGTCAATGTTGCTCCCCCCGAAAGCCTTGTCTTGCTAGGGTTCCCCAAGACCTGCGAATGGAGCAAGAATGTCGAAAGAAATCCTGAACTTCAAGGCGTTAAACGGACAAGTTGGCGTTGACGAAGCACTTGGAATCGTTGAATGCTTTGTTGCTGTAATCGGTAATAAAGACTCCGTAGGCGACGTCATTATCCCAGGAGCCTTTAATAGAAGCCTCAAGCGCAGGAAACCCCGTGTTGTATGGGGACATGACTGGAATCAGCCCATCGGCAAAGTACTTGACATCTTTGAGGTTCCACCATCCGACCCACGCCTTCCAATGAAGGTAAAGAGCCTTGGTCTCGGAGCCGTCTACGCCCGAGTTCAATTCAACCTCAAGTCAGAAAGGGGTCGCGAGGCTTTCGCTTCTGTCACTTTCTTTGGTGAAGAGCAAGAATGGTCAATCGGATACAAGACGCTTGATGCAATCTTTGATCCCAAGATGCAGGCAAACATTCTCAAAGAACTAGAACTTTACGAAGTCTCACCAGTACTGCATGGTGCCAACCAACTGACATCAACACTGTCAATCAAGTCTGCCGTAGCGAACCTCATGACAGACAAGAAAGATGCCGAAGACAATGGTTTCTCTACGGATCCATTCAAGAAAGCCATCGCCCTTTCTCTCGCCACCCAGGACGCATCGTCTGTCAGGGTCAAGGGTTACGACGCCGATTCAGTTGTTTACGAAGTTCTGGATTCAGACGGCACAAAGACCTATTCAACTTCTTACTCATTTGATGGGGAAGAGTTCCTCTTTGGAAATGCTGTATTGATTAAGACAGACATCGTCGTTAAATACGACTCAGACGACATGGATGCCGATAAGCCCGTGCTTGACGCCGAGGAATCAGACCTCAGAGCAGCTTTATTGAGTATCGTTTCTACGCACGGACGTTTCAATGAAGACAAAGACGGAGTCTGGGCGGGCTACACCCCAGCCGATGAGAACAGGGTTGCCTCAATCGGGGTTAAATGTTCAAACTGTGTGTTCTTCAATCGCAACGGTTCGTGCGACATCATTGACATGGATATTGAGCCAGGTGGAAAGTGTCGTTTCGCAGTTATTCCTAAGGGTGTTGTGGATGTTGGCTCAGTTGATGAGAACATTCAGGATTCCAAGGGGGGCAACTCCGATGGCCCATGTTGGCCTGGATATGTACAAATTGGAATGAAGAAGGGTAAGAACGGGGAAATGGTTCCCAATTGTGTTCCTGCCAAAGATAATTCAGTCAAAGAATTGATTGAAGAGATCAAGGCTGGCAACTCACCAGGGAACAGCCGTCTAGAGAACCTTGCTTCGCTTGTTCCTGGAGCCGATACTTCTCCTGGAAAGCGTGGCGGAGACTTGTCTGACCTTCTTCGTTACTGGCGCAAGATCATGCTTCAACCAGGTGGCTTCCGTAGGTGTCGCGTCATTCTTGCCGATCACCCAGAACTTTACCCTCTCAATAACATCTGCGCATGGTTGCATCATGAGACAACGGGTCTCTGGCCAAACGAAGGGTGTCATCACCCAGGCATGAAGAACTGTCGTCGCAAACTAAAGGGCAAGCCTTCCAAGCCAAGCCTCTGGTCAGAAGCGGAGTTCGCCAACAGGATTCAGAGGAACATTCCTGGAAAGTCTCTTGATATGGATGACTTCAAGGGGAACACATCGTGGGATGATCGCGTCGACTCAACCTATGAAATGGCAAAGATGTGGTCCGAGGATCAGAACTTGCCAGAAGAAGAATCCGAAGAGGTTGACTACAAGATGTTCGCAGAGATGCTCAAGGGCTACTTTGCTGCGAACCCTGATGTGGCAGCCGAAATCAAGGATGACGACAACTGGATGCACGAAGGACAGGGTATGAACGACGATTGGAGTCAGCATTCATGGCTTATTCCAGGTGTGCGCAACCCAGATGAGGGTTGTGGCTGTAATCACGAGAAGACGGATGAAGTAACGGTTAATGACGAACAGGATTCAATCTCGGTGAAAGCCGGGCGTGTCCTTTCAGGCAAGAACATGGCGAAACTTCAGATGGCTTACGAAGCCCTTGGTGAGGTCATCAACGGTGGGTCTCCACAGCAGAGTGTTCAAGTCAAGGTTGACGAAATGGATGAAGCCACGCTGATTGAAATGAAGCGCATTGCTTTCGAGGAATCAGAGAAGAACCGTATTGCCGCCGAAGAACGTGTTGCCAAATGGGCAACAGAGGGCAAGTCGCTTGATTTCGGTATTCATGCTGAATGGCTTGCGCCAGTCGTTGCATACCACGGAGTCGGCTACAGCGTCAAAGGAAACATGGTCTCCTACGATGTCTCTGATCTTGGCGAAGAAGCATTCAATGTCTTCTTCAGCGCCTTTAAGACAGCGCAGGAGAACGGACAATGATCTGTAAAGGAAAGGGGATGCTGTACAGTTCTATCGGAACTGCCGACACTCTCCCTATTATCAATGGGGAAGTATCGATTACCCCGAAAGACAACGGAGGAACAACCAATGGCTGATGAATACGACATGAAGCGCGACTACTCAACAGAGAGCCGCACCGACATGGCAGAAGAAGGTATGGCTATGCCAGACGGTTCTTACCCCATCAAGGATGAAGAGGACCTGAAGAATGCCGTCAAGGCTTTCGGTAGGGCGAAAGACAAGCAAGCAACGATGAAGTACATCTTGAAGCGCGCAAAGGCTTTGGGTCTTGAGGGAATACTTCCTGAGAACTGGTCTTCTAGTAAGAGCGAAGACGAAGACGAACTTGAAACTCCAGAAGAGGCTGTCAGTCTTGAAGAAGATGCAGTTGAGACTCCAGAGAGCGATGAAGCCGTTGAAGGCAAAGCTGTCGTGAGGATCAACGGAGACGGAGGCGTCAAGAATTGCCCTAAGGGTGCAGCTGAAGGTTGTGGTTACAAAGCCGGCGACAAAGTATGCGGCAAATGTGGGGCCATGGCTGTTATGACCAAGGGTGCCAATGAAGTCGCAGAGGTAATGGAAGATGAAGAAGAAGACGAAGAGATGAAGGGCATGGGTGCAACCCACGTGATGCCTGGCGACTCTGTGGCAGACGATGACAACATGAAAGGCGAACTTGTTCGTCGGTCAAATCTCGCAAAGCGTAAAGCAAAGCTCGCAAAGATGGGCAAGAAAGACTCTCTTGATGGAGACTTCCTCTGCGCAATGGAACGCAAAGTTATGGACGAGGGAACAAGTCCATGCGAAGGCTGCACAGGTGGCTGTTTCCCAATTAAGGGTGGAGCAGACCTTCTTGAAGTTGAAGCAATGGCTGAGGATATGTACGACGCAGAAGTTGTTGATTCTGGCTACAGCGAGAAGTACGACAAGTTTGTTGTTGACATGCGTCGCAAAGACGGAAGGCTCATTGAGGCTTACTTCACTGGTTCAGGAGAATCAGAAGGATGGCACCCAATTACAGAAGACGCTCTTACTATCGGTGACGATGTAATCGGCGGAGACGAAGCGATCGAGATTGCTGCTGGTTCAATCCAGGGTAAGGCTCTTTCAGTTGGTGTTCAAATGTTTGAGGGACAAGTTGCTTACTGCGTTGAGATGGATGGCGAAGATGGCTATTCATACGACGTATTTGTTGACACCGACGGCAAGGTTCTTGCCATGGATCAGTGGGAGTACGAAACTTCTGCTTTGGTCGCTGGTGAACAGAAGAGCGCAGAACAGTCAGAAATTGAAGCAGCACTCATGGAGTTTGAGGCTCTTCAAATGGAAACTGAACTCCACGAACAAGGATTGATCTAGGAGGATCACATGAAGAAGAAACACCGTTTAGTTGGTCAAGATGCCCCGCAGGCCCCGCAGGTGACATTGTCGCCAGCACCCGCGAAGGTTGAAGAAGCAACACAGAAGGCAGAAGAAGTCGTTGAGGCTCCTGTAGTTGAAGAACTTACTGAAGAGCCGAAGGCCGAGGAGCCTGCTGTCGCTGACAATGTGGCAGAAGCCGAAGCTACAGAGGAGACCTCCTCTAAGCGCTCGCGCAAGAAGCAGGCCGACTCCGACGAGGGCTGATTGCCCAGATGGACGCCGACGAGCGCATCGCGGGTAAAGCCCTAAACGGTAGAAGGTTGTCCACCAAGTCGTGGTCAGCAACTCTTACTGAAGACACCGAGAGGATGCTCTCGGCAATTGATGACCCTGATCAGACAATCACTTCGGTGTGGGATGAGAAGGTTCGTTATGTTCAAGACGTTCTTGAATCACGTGTCTCTGTAAAGTCTCAAGATTCTTTCTCGCCTCCTAAAGCAGTAGTGGAAGAAGCCAAACGCGCCTTGAAATGGATGTCAGAAGGACACGCCGGTGATGGCTTTACTGATGTTGGTAGAGCGCGAGCAAAGCAACTTGCTTCAGGATCACCTGTTTCTCTTGCAACAATCAAACGCATGAAGTCATATTTAGCTCGGCACAATGTTGACAAGCAAGGACAAGGATGGAGTCCAGGCGACGAGGGTTACCCATCACCCGGAAGAGTCGCATGGGCCGCTTGGGGTGGCAATGCAGCAATCGGATGGGTTAACAAGATTGTCAGGGCGAGCGAGAAGTCTTTACTAGAGGAAGTTGATCCCTTTGCGCAGATAGCAAATGTGTTTCATTACTCTGCTTCACTGAACAAGAAGCAAGACCCAATCAAGGATGATTGTGGTTGCGGATGCAATGACTGTGGAGGCGAAGAAACAACCGAACCATTCGCTCTCAGGCTCAACTCCAAAGCCGATGATGTTGTTTCATTCCACGAGTCGTCAATCATGACTGGTTCTATTTCTAGAAGGCAGAATCTGATTGACATAAAGATGGCAATCATTGCTACTGCTTCTGGTGAACGCACAATTCTTCACGAACCAACGGGAGACAACCTGTCTTTACGTGCAAAGACTGGTTTAGTTCGGACACGCAGTGGCGCAGGAAGAGCAGCTCAGGCTGCTGTGTCTTATGTGATTCCTGGTGATATGTCAAGACTTCGTAGTCCTGTTAGGTCAACTGCATACAGAGCTTTAACACCTGGAGGCGGTGGTGGTGGTCGAGGAAGAATGCTGGCTCGCATCGGCGGAAATCAAGTCAGGCGTTGTCCTCCTGGCTATGAACACGGAGGACGATTCGCTAACAACACTTTCTCCAACTGTGGAACACAACTATTCGAGATGGCTTTAATTGCTGCTGCAAATGCTGCCAACGGCGTGAATAGTAGAGGAAGAACTTCTGTTGTTGGTGCCCCATCAATCCGAAGGGGTGAAGCTGTTCAAGGTGGTCAATATCTTGGATCCCCAATTGCAATTCAACGCGCAGCACAAATCCCTCCAATATCCAAAGCCTCAGCAAAGAAGATGGAAGAAGTCGTAGCCAAAGAAGTTCGGGCCGCCAACTCCGTAAGTGGTGATTATCGCAGGCTGATTAGAGCCGACGGTGTTGTTCTTTCCCCTGTTGCAGATGTCAACAGGATTGCCAAGCAGAGAAAGAATCCAGATATTGCGGGTGGCACATGGATTACAACACTCGGATCTCCTACAAATATCGGAGGAAACGAAGTTTCTTTATTTGGAGCCGGCATCGTAAGCATCAGATACGCATTGCCTGGATCTGGAGAACTCGGCATCTCTGCTACTAAGCCAATAAGTCAAGGAAGAGCCGCTGCTTTACGCAGGAGCCTAGAAGCCGCTAGGCGTTCAGGTGATGAAGGTGGCGCGGCTCTGAGGCAAATGGTTAGAGACTCCAAGGGGGATCTTGTCTATACAGAAAGCTTCCCTGGTATCGACAAGCCAAACGAACTTGTTGTCGTAAAGAAAGGCAACGAAACAAAGACGGTCGCTAGATGGATTTACGAATCTTGGATGTCAGGAGACTCAAAGGGTAAGGGCAAATCACAAGAATCGTGGAGCATCGTAGATACTGTTTCCGTACAGGGCAACGACGAGGCTGTTGAGACAGGCAAGAAGATTGAAGCCACAATGGAATCCCTCTTGGCTACTGATTCCTTCCAGAGGGGTTCAGTTATTGACAAGGCAAAGACCACTGATTACGGCAATGGCAGAAGGCTAGTGACAATGTCCGATGGGACAGTATGGGTCGAGACTAAAGGTTCTGGGGTTTCTCATCTTGGAACAGTCGTCGGCAACGATATTGCTAACGCTCTCGGTGTCCCAGCTCCATCTTCTTTGATTGTTGGTAAAGCCAACGACAGGCGTTCTCTTGTTCAGATTCCAGACTCGTTTGATAAGGGTAAGCCTGATTACGACATGGCTATTTCTGATGTTCAATCCTCAGACATCGCTCGTCTTGTGATGCTTGACTACCTCACGAACAACGAGGGGCGTACCCCAGGAACTGTTGTTCCATTGAAGGGGCAGGGTGTTGATGTTGCTTCCTTCTCCAATGGAAGAAACGTTCTTGCTGCAGGTGGCAGGTTCACGGGTCTTGACTTGCCTGCGTACCTCAAGCAGGACGGATCCGCTAGGTGGCTACTAGAGAAGATCAAGGAACAGGAGAGCATTAAGGCAAAGGTCGCTCAAATGTATGAGGACCTACTGAAGAACGCACAAATGTTTGACTGGGACGCTTATATTTCAAGGCTTCAAATTGCTGGAATCACCGATGCTGAGAAGAACCATCTTGAAACAGTCAAACGTCTGTTCTCTTCTCGTGTCAACCAGATGAAATCATCAAGGAAGATGTTTCTTAGGACATTGGGAGTCAACATCTAATGAAGGCAATAGCGAAGATTAACAACCAGAACGGAACTAAGTTTGCTCTTGCCGTAGAGAAAGACGAAGGAGTAGACGTTATTGGTCTTTCAGAACAAGGCAAAGAATGGGAGAAATGGGTTGACCTATTGCCATCATCACAGAGAAGGCTTGTTTCTCAAATCCTCTGGTCGTTGGGGGAGAGTTTCCAGATTGACGGGCCGAGAGTGCCTACACGCGCTGAAAGAGTCGAGATTGACTCAATGACAACAACGGAAGAATCCGAACAACAGGTTCCTTTGTCCTGACAGGGCTTTGCTGAATGGTAACCTCTTGCAGTTGGTAACGCCTACAGAATGACGGGGACATGCGTAAAGAACGAGTAGAGTTCTCGATCCTTCAACACAAGGCCGCCATTCGGGGGTCTTCTGTTGCGCTTACTGCAAGGACGAGAAATAGGATTTCTAAAGGTCTCGTCCTGTCTCAGAAGGACATCTCTTCTGACGTTGATGTAATCGTCTACCCCTTAGATCAAAGTCTTCCGTACGGTTCTCTTGACCGGGTTCACTCTGATCGCATTGAAGTAGCGACAAAGTCTTTCTCTTCACGGGCGCAAATCGCTCACAAGTCTCTTGCTAATGCCGATTCAATGATTGTCTGGGCTGATCGCATCGGCAACATTGATATCAAAGCCCTCGGTAGCATCGGCAGAGGGGCACAGGCTTATGACCCCGATGCGCAGGACGCTGACGGTGACGGGTTAGTTCAAGACAACACTCCATGGGAACGCCCTAGCATCACCCAGCGCGCCAAGAGGAAGATCAAGAAAGGCAAGCGCAGGCTTGCAAACATTCTTGAACAAGGCGCAGACAAGCTTGATGAGAGGCAGAGCAGGCGCGAACAGCGTGGGCCACTCAAAGAGCGTATTGCAGGTCGTCTTGACGATGTCGCTTCTCGTGTTGAAGCAAGGAAACTGAAGCCGAAGAAGCCGAAGAAGACAAGGGTGATGGACTATCTCGGTCTTTCCCCGACAGACAAACCTTCAGAAGTACCAGAGAAGCCACGCAAGCCGAAGGCACCAGAAGCAGATGCTCCTGAAGCCGATATCCCAGAAGCGGTAACGCCAACACCAAAGACACCTGAAGTTGTAGAAGAACCTGATGCGTGGGCCGAAGCGATTGAGAACTGGAAGAAGAAACCATCTGGATCAGCCGCTGCTGAGGATATGACCGCTACTGCCGTATCGGAAGAGAAACTCCCTGGTAAAGCATTTGGTACCGCCCACAAAGATCAGAACTCTGCACTCCTTGGAGCAAAGGACGCATCAAGCAAGAAGAAAGATGTCGTATTTCATGTCGTAAAGGACGAAGACGGCAAGATGATTGTCGTTGACGACGAACGCATGAAAGCCATGAAGGCTAAGCCAATTGCTTCCTACAAGGCCGGTTCAATGATTGCGCGTGATGGCGCACCAGTAAAGAAGAAGAAAGATTCAACAAGCCAGAAAGCTCTTGATGATACGGCTGGTTGGTCTGGTGGAGGAAAGTTTGCCACCACCGATACAGCCATTGATCAGGCTCGAAACATCAAGAACAGCGTCTATCCAGACAAAGACTTTGAAGAGGGCGACCATCTCCATGTTGTCAAATTAGATAACGGGCTTGCCACTCTTGTTGACGACGAGAAACTTCAAGCTTTAGGTATTGAACCTGTTGCTTCTTTCGATCATAAAGGAAACGAAGTCGCATGGGGAATGACCGACCCGGTCAAGAAGCCAAAGAAGGAAAGCAAGCCGAAACCCGTAGGTGAGATTCCTGGCGAACCACCAATGCCTACGCTTGATGAGACTCTTCCGAAGACTGAAGTTGTTGACGACGCAAAGAAGAAGACCCCGAAACTTGGTGGCAAGCAGTTCGGCAGGCCGTTCAAGAACGAGAAGTCAGCAGCAAAGCGCGCCAACGAACTTTCTTCTGCTGATGGCAGTCTGTATCACGTCGTTGAGACGGATCAAGGTTTCAGGGTTGTGGATCAAGATCGTCTTGATGCAATGGGTATTAAGCCTGTTTACACATCCGACCAGAAGTACTTCAAGCCTGCACCAGCTTTCAAGCCGAAAGAAGACGCAACCCCAAATGCAGACAAGGGTAAGATTGTAGATGAATCCCCCACATGGACAGGTGGCCCGCAGGAAATACCAAACCTGAAGAACTGGCCGTTGATCGGTAAACACCCCGAGTCGTCGTGGGACAAACTGTCCACAGACGGCGATGCCGCAACACTCAAGAAGGTACGCGAAGCCTGGAAGGATATGCGTGATTCAATTGGCAAAGAAGGTCCTGCCGTTGACTGGGCTAATAAGTACATCAAGATCCTTGACGAGAAGATAAAGGCCGCCGAGACAAACACCCAAGACGGAATCAAGCCTGAGAAACAATCCAAGCCAAAGAAGATTACGACAGGGCAGAGCGGGCAAATCCAGTTCGCAATGGCGATACTCAAAGAAGATTTGACCAAACCATCATCCGAATGGACCAACGGAGACAAAGACTCGTTTGAGATGTCTATTGCTGAATTGGACGACATTCTTGATTCGTATGAACAGAACAAGGTTGTTGACATCCTCCGGGAAGAGCTTGCCAAGATCAATGGTTCGTACCTAAAGACGATGGAGAAGGTTCCTACTAAGAAGGAACTTGACGACGCCTTGGAAGCGAAGCTGTCTACCTTGGCGGATGCTGAATCTCTTAATGCCTCAATGGCGGGTGTTTACTCCGACAAAGAACTAACCGAGTACAAGAAGGTCTTTGAGAAGGCTCTTGCCGAACTTGAGTCTTTGACTCCGATGGAGATACAGGCTTTCGGTGCCTACAACGATTATGAAGACGAACTTGTAGGTATACGAAACAACATTGCAATCATTGATTTAACCATTGGCACAGGCAAAGATATTCAGGATGTCGTAGACGAGTTCTTCAAGGCCGAACTTGATAAGTCCAAGGTTGAGAAGAAGAAACTTTCTCTCAAAGAGCATGATTCACTCAAGGATGAACTTGATGCAATGCTTCAAGGTTTGTACGGGCCTTCATGGGACGGGAAGAGTAAGCCTAAGCCTGACCAGAAATTGGTTGATGCTTGGTACGAGAAACTTGATGGTTTCGAGACAGACGGTTCAGTAGAGCCAATTCCTTCTGGGTCTACTCAGCCTCCGTACATTGTTAGTGTTGAAACCCTCAAAGAGATGGCCGAAACATACGGCATGAAGAGGAGTGCATCTAAGGAAGTTGTAGATGCTGGCGACGTGCTTGAAAGTACTGGTCTTCCAAAGCGTTTCACCAAAGAAATGACTGCACTTGAGACCGTGGCAGCTAAGAAGTTCAAAGACAGCGTTGGCGCTAACTACGAGGCTTACACGAAGCCTGACGGTTCGTTTGACAGCAAGAAGTGGATTGCTGATCGCAAGAAAGCGGAGAAGGATTATCAAGCTTCGGTGGCGATGTACACGGCTATTCCGAATCAGGAGAACCTTGACAAGTATCTTGATGCTCACGCTAGAAGCCTCCTACTGTCTAATTCTTTCGCTAAGGCCAGTAAGTACTTTGAAACCAAGAAGTCCGTCAAGAATAACAAACCTCTTGGCAAGGACGAGAACCCCACATGGTTCAACCCAGCAACAGGTGCTGTTATGGATCCGATGACCGATTTGGGTCCCGACCTTAGTCTTGACGCATGGGTGGACGGTAAAGGGCAAGATATAGCCGACATGAACGGCACAACGGTGCGCGAAGAGGCGAAGAGTCACTTCAAGGATGTTGAATCGCAGATGAAGGAAATCGCCGACGACCTCAAGCCTGGCGGTAAGTACGACGGTTACGACAAGCTCAAACTCATGGACGCTCTCGCTGAGAGGATGTTGGGGTCAGAAGATCCTGCCGAGATGGACGCAGCCGAGGTGTTTATTCGGCTTCTAGAAACAGAAGCCATTACTGGATTGACCCCTAAAGACTTCAAGAATGCCGCCAAGACTTATGGTCTTGCAGCCAAGAAGAAGATCAAGGCGATGGGCACCGAAGAGAAAGAGTCTCCAACCGGGTCTGCTCTTTCTGGCTACAAGAACACGGTGAAGGAAATCCTTGGTTCCGACAAAGACACCATCGACAAGATGAATGATCTCTGGGATCTCAAGTACGAAATTGACAAGTACTCAAGCGATCTAAAGATTGATGAGGAAATTGACAAGGCGGCAGAGATGGATGCTGCCTCAAATGATGTCTACAAGGAAATTGAACAACTCTCTCTCAATCTTGATACAGAGAAAGCTATGGAGATTGCTCCGAAATTGGATATGGAGACAAACAACGTCGCCAATCTGATTGACAACTTCCAAGACACCGATGTAGCCAACTGGACGGAATCTCAGAAAGCAGACTGGCTTAACCAGCACGCAACCATCAAGTACGAACTTGAGAGCCTTGGCAAAGATGGCCCGTTGGGCGACCTCGTAACAGAGCAGCTTGACTATCTTGATGCCGCGTTGGAAGACTTTGAGAACGCATTTGATACATCCGGATTCAAGGGTTCTTGGTATCTGGACTCAGACAAGAAGATTTACAACATAGTCAACGCGGAGAATATCTTCAACGAGATTTCTGATTCAACTTTGAGCGATGAACAGAAGCTTCAAGCGTTGGATGACCTGAGAAAGCAGCTGACTGATTACATTTCTGACTTGAAGATTGACGACGAGACTGGCAAGGTTAACGAACTTCAATCACTAATGCTTGACATTGATTACACCAGAGAGAAACTGGCGGAAGAAATCGGCTACAAGATCAGTGGTGAAGATTTATTCTCGCCACAGAACCTTCCGAAGTCCGTATCGGTCAAAGAAACCGCATCCATGTCCCAAGCGGAAAGGGACATACATTACGAGTCAGTCATTGGTGAACTTGATGCCAAGCTAGATAAAGCCAAGAAAGCCCTTGATTACGAAGCGATAAAGAACATCATCAACGAGAAAGGTGATTTGCTCAAGAAGAAATTACTTGAAGACTTTGATTACGCACAGAACAATCCGAAGAAAGTAAGCCCAGACTCGCCAGTACCTTTCAAGACGAGCAAGCAGATTGATGCTGCCGACAAAGATAATGCAACAGAACTAGTTATCTCCACGGAACTTGGTGCCGCCAAAGACAACCTCATTGACTATCTAGGAAAGTCCGGCATCGCAGACACAAGTCTTCTTTATCTTGAAGAGACAAACCTTCCAGATGGTGAGACTGGTGAACAATGGGTGGTCAAGTCAGTAGCGGGAGAAAGAGCACTCAGGAAGTCTCTTGTTGAGAAATTACGTTCCAAGGTTGAGAACGGTGACGACATTGGTGAAATTGCTGCTCTCAGAACCCATCTGCACAACTTTGATGTTCTGACAAGGGACGGTTCATACTCGTCAGAGAACGCTCCCGACATGACAGCCATAGACCGGTTCAACCATCTCGGGCCGTCCGCACAGAAGGGTATTATCAAGAGTCTTTCTAACTCCGAAGTGGACTTTAAGAAAGCAGCTCTTGCAAAGATTGGCACGAAGAAGCAGACGAAGAAGCAAGTCGCTGAGGACATTAAGAAGATTGAAGAGTCTGTCAATCCTCCAGAACCAGAAGCACCGAAGATTCAGAACACCAGCGCGTCTGCTGTATCTGCCCAGATTGAAGAAGTCAAAGCTGGTGGTGGAAAGATCAACCAGGCGTTCATTGACGCAGCACCAGAAGGAGCAATCCTCGGTGTTGTTTCTGACTGGGAGAAAGCAAACCAAGAAGTCAACGACGGCAATGCGCCCAAGTTCAAGGGTAAGACTGGCATCCTCCATTATTTCGAGAACGATGACTCCAAGGTTGGATACTGGGTTGATGAGAAGTTCACGAAGAACGACGAACTAGGGGCATGGCAGGAAACGGTTCCGCATATGTACTCCTACGACGGCAAGGACTCCGATGGCAATCCAATTCCTGCTGGGGTCATCGGTGGAAGTATTGCTACACAATGGGTCAAGGGTGACTTCACTCCTTCTGAAGGTTCTCCACTCTTTGAGAAGGCATCGTTAAGTACTTCTGACGAATACTCCCTCATTAACGATATTGTCAACCCGTTTGAACATGCGTTCATGGATTCAAGCAGTAAGAACTTTGACAACATCAACCTCTACTCGACAGATGCTGGTAAGACTTTCGACAAAGACTTCTACGAGAAGTTTGGATCAAATGGTGGCGTGGTCGTTAAGGACTCAGATGGATTATTCCATGTCGTCAAGAGAAGTGAATGGAAAGCCCTCACGGGAGAACAGCAGGATCAGTTTGCTGTTATTCGCGACATTAAGCCTGTGTGGTCAACATGGGCTGGAAGTGAAGTTGGCACAGGCAAGCTTCCAAACGACTTCGTTGACCTCACGGAATCAGAGAAACTTGACGTAGTCACTGCTTGGATGAATCAGCCAGCAATGACATTGGATGGATTTCCAAACGCATACGCACTTCAGAACTCTGGACTTATATCTTCAACTTCCGACCTTCTTGGTCTTGACAACGAAGAGTCAAGACAGAATATCGCTCACTATGTTGAGCAGGTTCAGGTTGAAATCAACAACGGCAAAGGCCCTGATGAAGAAATGGCTTTCTACTCTGTCAAGTTTGGCGATGCTGATCCAGTAATTCTGAGAATAAAGGGATCTAATATCCTCCTTGCAGATAAGTATCCAGCAATCTTCCAGAAGATTGGGGGATTTGATTCTTCAGGTTCGTACACGGACTATGTCGGTGAAATGACATCGGATTCATCCAAGACGATCGGCAAAGTGCTGAGCAATCCAGACGACAACGACTGGATGGAAGCAGAAGGAATTGATGCTGCTGCCACATTTGCTGTTGCGAATAATTGGGCAGAGAAACTTGACGGTGGTGGGTCTTCCCTCGCAAGCAAGAAGTTGGAAGAAGCAAACGTTCGTTTGGCTGACATGAAGAAGCAATTTGACATGGTCTTTGATGGTAAAGACATATCAAAGATGTCAGAAGACGAAATCAAGGCCGCATTTACCGAGAAGGGTCTTGATCACGACAGCTTCGTAACGAAGATGCGCAGTACTCTCATTCGCCGCCAGGCAGCAAAGGCATGGCTTGCAAATAACGCCGCCTACAACCTTGACTCAATGGAAACCGTTGCTGAGGTTAACAAGAACCTTCTTGCTGGCGTGTACAACGATCCGAAAGATTTATTGCCAGCAATTAACGATGCTACAGAACAAGCCAACATCGCTAAGAAGATGATGGAAGAAGCCGCAGAAGCTTTGAATAGCGGCGTGCTTGGCGACAAGTCAACTGCTGAACATATTACTGATTACATCTCGGCAAAGCAGAAGATGAAGGCTTCTATTGGAACAGAGAAACAAATCAAAGAAATTGCTTCTCAGTTCAAGGACAAGAAATATGCAGGCAAGACCGTGCTTATCGTTGACGGAGAAGAACGTTTCCTGAAGCAGGGGTCAGTATTCCATGAGAACTCACCTAGCGTTCAGCAGGCTGCTGATGTTGCAACAGCAATTGCCCCGATTCTGAAACAGGGTCAACAACTTGGAATCTTTAAGATTTCAGACGACAAGTACGCCGTGATTGACATGGAGGAAGCCATCAACGCCAACATGGCGGCTCCCGAAGCGATATTCACTAACGCAGTACCAGGAAGCATTCCTATTGCTGACGCAACCGATGTCATGGACTTGATGACTTCGCCAGGCATGCCGAAGGTTAAGGAGGGATACGCAGGAATTGAGAACCTTGGTGTATCAGCCCCGAACGGAGTAGCAATTGGAAAGTTCGTTCCTTCTGGTCTTCCAACGGACGCAAGTGACGAACTGATTGCAACGGAAGCAGCCAAACTTGATGACTTCATTGCGACGGGCGGAAGCCTTGCAGACGTTCCTAACGACTTGCTTCTTGAAGCAATTTGGCAGCACCGTGAAGGAGCCGGAAAGAGTGGGCGTTTCAAGTTCCTCTCAAAGGCATCTGGATACAACGACTCGTACGCTCCCGACGAGAAGAAGAAGACTCATCGTTTCCTTGATACCGCTACGGGACATACATTTGTTCTCAAGTCAGCCACGAGGAACGACCAAGAAGGAGCACGCGAACTATTCGGCAACCAAGTCATGCAGACCCTTGGTTTCCCATCGTCTGGTGGTCGTACGGCAAGCGTCATCTTTACTGCACCAAATAAGTATGCCCAATACTCGCATCCAGATTCCAACCCTGAATCCGAACAGTTCAGCGTTCTTCTTGAGTCTTCAGAGATGCTTTACGAAGGTAAGAACCTTGGCCATGTCAGGGATATGCCTAAAGCTGAGCGCGAAGAGGTTATCTCAAGGCTTACTCCAGAGTCGCTTGCAGGCGGAGTCGTCATGGACTCAATGTTTAGGTACTACGACAGGCAAGGTCATAACTGGATTGCTGTTGAGAACCCAGATGGAACGGTTCAATACCACCCAATTGACCACGGTAACGCTTTCGGTGATTTCAAGCAACACAAGTTCTTTGACAAAGACGGCAACAAGATGCCGAAGGGTGCAAACTCTCAAGCAACCGAAGACAAGCTTGGTTTCATGTTTACGGGTCTTGATGGTGATGGAACATGGAAACTTGCCAAGGAGTCAATGACGACCCCAGAACGCAAGCAACGTTTCGCTGAGGCAGTACTTCACGCTGTTCATCGCGCAGAGACAACTGATTACGCAGAAGAAGCGGAGAAGTTGATTTCTGGTCAGAACCTTTCCGGCGCAAACGCAGCAACTGTCAGGAAATCAGCACAAAGGCTTGATGAGAAGAAAGCAAGGATTGCCTCGTATGTTGATCCAATGCTGAAAGAACTCGGAATGTCCGACGAAGAAATTGCTACTGCACGTCAGACGGTTGAGAACGAAGTCGGTACTGGTCTACTCAAGGCGTCAAAGACTCCGAAGAAAGTAACTTCACCTGGTCAAACGGTTTCCAAGATGACGAAGGCTGAACCGATTGCTGGTGAAGAAGCGTTCGGAAACGCTCCAGCTCTTCCGAATGCAAAGACGGTCACTTCGGCACTTGAAGCTGCACAGGCAAATGTCGGAAGCCATCATTATGTTTCAATCGGTGGCGGACAGGTCAAGGGCGGGGCAAGAATCCATGTAACACCAGTAGCCGGCGGTGCCCCAAACCTGACAACAATGACACTGGCTATTGATGACAATGAGGCAAAGGCTTTAGCGGCTTCCTTGGCAGCAAAGATTGATGCCTCTGGTTCAGGTGTTGAAATCCTGTCTATCGGAGGACAACATAAGTTCTTCAGGACGGATAACGGAGTTCTCAAAGCGGATCCACGCACTGCTGATCTTGGAGACCCCAACGGTTACAACTCTAATTTGACGGAAATCGGTGGAACTGCTGGAGATACCGCCTCGGCTCATATCATCGCAAAGACTGAAGAGGGACATGTAATCATCGTCAATACAGGAACCGCAGGAAGTGCGTACTCAACGGCAGGTACTGTGCAGGTTCATTTCGCAGGCGACACGGCACCAACCCCTCAACAGGTACATGATGTTCTTGCAAAGATAGGCATCAAGGATTCTGGTTACACAGCTGATGACCAATGGAAAGCACAGGCTGCCGAACTGTTGGTGAGGACATACGATGGGTTTGATCCAACAAAGATGAAAGAACCACTCGGAACGCGACTAGCAAGAGTTGCTTCAGAGCAAGGACTAACGGTCAACGATCTTGAGCCTTACTTTGACTCTATGGGTCGCATGAGGTTCAGGCTTAGTGACGAAGCATGGGCTCGAGTGCAGACCAACAACCCTGGTCTCAAAGAATCTGGTCATGTGATGATTAAGACGATGAACGCATACGCCGATGAGGCAAACATTACGCGCATGATTACTTCTGGTGGAGTACTAAGTAAGGCTGATCAGGTAACAGCAGGATTCGGTCTTGGTGGAACATCGGTTGGTGGCGGTGGCGGTGGAGCCTCGGCACAAGAAGATCTTGGTACCGGCGGTGGCAAGGGAGTATTCATGACCCCTGTGGCTACTACTGGGAAGCACAAGGATGTATGGACCACCCGTGGAACCGATGTCATCTTTGATGGTGAAGCAATGCTCCGAGATATCGGATGGTGGGCACATGGTCCTCATGATGGCCCATTCGGCGTAATCAACCCTGATAGTGGAAGGATTAACTCGGTTTCCTCTAAGACATCTGTTGGCAACATGAGTAAGAAAGAAACTTTCGAGTTCCTTCCTGATGGTGCGGCGACACTAGACAAGATGAAGGGTGTCGTTCTAAATGGTGGATACTCCGCAAACAGAAGGTTGAACCTCATCAAGATTTACAAAGACCAAGGTATTGATGAAATTAACGGCATCCCCGTAGAGGACTTCTTCATTGCGTCTCCTGACGGCGCAAGAAAGATGCTTGGCCCTAATTTCTCAAGCAGTTCGCTTCACGGATTCAGCGTTGCGTCAAAGTCTTCTCTCAATAAGCCAACAGAAGAATTGGTTGTACTTCCAGGCGACATACCAACAAATCTTAATTCCGCTTATTTCTACTGGGGTGACAAGGGGTTGAAGAAGACTCCTAATGTGACCACAGCAAAGAAGCGCGCATTGAAGGCCGCCTCAGAGAATGCTGATGTCAAGTTCCATGTCGTTAGGGATGCAGCTGGAAACTATCGTGTTCTTAGCAATTTAGGCTTAGAGCAACTGATTGGGAAGAACGCTGCAGTGACTGTTTACAATACCTTCTTTAACGGTGCGGAGATTGATGTACCAGGAAAGACGGTGGCGTAATCATGGCTAGTGAATCAAAGAGAGTGATGGAGTTCGCCGACCTTGTGTCGGAGTACGAGAAGGTCGCCCCATGGCCAACCACATCAAAGTCAGACGATCCTGACGAAGAAGAAATACAAATGTTCGGCACGGACAGGCCGATGGTTCACTCCTATCTCAACGATCCCACGGCAAGAATGGTGATTATGTCTGGATCATTAGTGGACGAGAACGGACAAGGTGTTATTTCTTTAGCTCCGTTAGATCTTCCTTATTTGATTCTGAAACCTGCGTCACTGAACAAGATTGACTCAGGAATCATCATTGACACTCTAGACAGAGACAAAGATTCATTGATTAGACCTTTGGTGATTGAGGATTCCGAATGGGCTATAGGATCAGAATCAGAGACAATGGCTGCTTTCCTTAACTCTCTCGCAATGAAGGACTCGCTATGAAAGACATGGTTGCCCTGGTATACAACACCGATGTTGGGTCAGACGATAAACCGATTGCGATGATTACTCTCAGGAACGGAATGCTTAGGTTCCATGCTCCCGCTGGGTCGCCGTACAAGAGCAAACTTGGGGTGCTAAACGGCAACTCTTTATCTCTTGATCCAGAGGAGGCTGAAGAGTTCTACTACGACTATGTTGACAGTTGGAATAACCGGTTCTCTGGTTGTTCGTCAATGGAGATGACAGGTAGAAACGCAAGGATTGCGGAGAAGTACATTCGTACGTGGGTGTGATGGCTGATAAGAAGAAATCAGTTTCTAAAGACGACGCTCTTGAGATGGCCAAGAACATTGGTTGTTCTGGCGCACATCAAGTTGATGGCACATGGATGCCTTGTGGGAGCGCAGAAGAACTGAACCGTTTATCCGAAGCTGCAGGGTCAAATCTTGAAGTGCCGTTCTCTATGCCTAAGGCTGCGAATGAAATAAAGATTTCATCGTCAGGTAGGAAACGCCGCAAACTTGTTGATCGTAAACGGTGGGAGAAACTCACCGAGAGAAGTTACGGAATGGTTGGCACATCAGCAGGGATTGTTTCTGCTCCTCCAGCTATGCCGGCGAGTCCAATGGGTGGGATTGTTTCTAGTGGATCTGGCCCAGGGATAACAGGCGACATGGGTGGCGGAGGTAAAGGTATTGCACCTTTCACTCCAGAGGTTGGAGATCCAGACACTTTCACTAGTCCCGACGCTGCACGTATGAGGGCCGCTCAAGTCGGTTGTACTGGTATTCGCAGGTACACAACATCTTCCGGCAGGCAGGTATGGATGCCTTGTACTACGGGGGTGACCTTTGATCGTCGTACGGGTCAGGGTGCGTACAGGAACGAACGTGGACGTATTGAACAGCAAAGAATTGAACGCGTTGTTCGCAGGGAAGTAGCGAGAGCCTCAGCTTTCTCTAGAAGCAAGAAATCAATCCGTGGAAGCAGGACTAGCAGGAGGAACGCTAAATCTGTTTCAATCACTCAAGACGCAACTAAGTCGTTGATTGTCGCCGCGAGGGAACACAACGTGAAGATGCGATCAGTTGGGATGCCTCAATGGTCGTTTGCTTCTGCTTCGGAACTGAAGTCCGTCATGAGGCGTGGTGTTGCTGCTTTCGACTCACTCAACCGACCCGATTTAGGTAATAGATCCAAATGGGGAGAGATGCGAGTAGAGGCGTATCTCAAGATGCTTTCTTCTGGCAGGCCGGATAATCCGAAATACATCGCCGATAATGACCTTCTGAAGAAAGAACATCCTTGGGGTCAACAGACCAAAGCGTTGCCAAAGATTCCTAGAAACCTTTCTAGTGCTATCCCGTTAGACGGTGACGGAGATGGTGTTGTTTACGATGGCGAAACTCGAGAGATGCCAGCACCAACAAGGATGGTTGGTGAACCAGGACGTCGCGCTGCTCTGATGCCTCTTGGTGGAGATAACGATGAGAAGAAACGTGTTGATTCTGATCCAGCAAACATTATTGCTAATTACGCAAAGATGAAAGAGACCGTCGAACAGAGGTTTGGCGAGATAAAGACAGAGAAACAGGCCCACAAAGCACTGAAGAAGGTGTTCAAGAAGCTCGTTGAGTTTGACTTTGATATCGAAGAGAACGATGGAGAAATCCCAGCAACCTTGCGTGGTGTCATTATCGGATTATTACATGAAGGAATGAACAGCAAGAAGTATGCCGATGGAATGTTGGTGTTGTCTTCAACTGGCAGAATGATTCACAATAATCGCATTGGTGGTTATATCGGTCTTGCTGGGGTTATGGTTCGTAACGGCAAGATTGGTGGCTACATTGACATCAATCCGACAGTAGGCAGAGGAGCAGTAAAGAATATTCCTGCTAATCCTAAATCTACCGATGGCTGGTGTGATGCGGTTGTGAGGGACGCATTGAAGAAAGGGATTCCAGAATCAGACATTGATGAGATGTACGGTGCTTATGTTTCTACTCACGAATGGAGTCATGTTCTTCATTTCTCTAAGTCATTTGAAGATATCGGTTTCAAGATTGGGTTTGATGGTGTTGACAAAGCAGGGGAAATGAATGGTCTTTCTCCGCGAGAAACAAGTGATGCAATCAATGAAATAGAGGCCAAGCTTGTCGCCGAAGGCATGTCCACGACAGAGGCTCGTCTTCTCGCAAGACAGCTATTCATGACCGAGAACTATCAGGCAATAGATGATTTGTGGTCGTCAAGACCGTTTGACGGACTTTCCGATGAAGAAGTTGCGACAATAGACAACTCTGGTTTCCGTTCACAAGTGAGTCCTTATGCAAATGTGAACAACTTTGAGATGGTGGCAGAGACACGATCTGCGCAGAAACTAGGTCACCCCATTCCTGAAGCAGATGGTTGGGCAAAGATGTCGGAATGGCTTGATGAGAAATCAGAACGCAAGAAGAAGGCATTTACCGTTATGGACAACGGAGACCTATTTGTTTCGGTTTGTAGTGGTATCAGAAATCCAGATGAGGTTTCAACAAAGTCTCTCCCTCGTGATGCCGATCGTGATGGTTGGATTGATGAGAACGAACCGTTGAAGCGTCGTTTCGTTGGTTTCGCAACCGATGTAGCAGATGCTGTCAGAGGTGCTGGATCACGTGTCCGTGGCAGGAAACCAAAGTCAAGGGTGCGTGTTGTTTCGTCAGAAGGTTCCACGGGTCGAGAGAACAGACGAATTGCGCGAGGTATCTCCACGAGGATTGAAGAAACTATTAACGAACTCAGAGGTGGCGAACCAGAGAAGAACATCTTCGTACCAGACATCACTCAAGATGTTCCTCAGCCGCTGGCGTCCTCAAGGTTGAGGGGTTTGCTTCCATCAAGAAAGAGCCACTACAGGCTTGTTCAAACTCAACGAGATTTCGCACATGCGCCAGCACCTGCTGGGGATCACAAGGGCGCATCAGTAGACGATTTAATCCAACCAAACGGCAAGATGACAAGCACATTTGAGCACTTTGGTCTTGGGTCAGGGATGATAACTCCCGAGAGGCAAGCCCTTCACGATTCAATCATTGAGTCAATCATGTTTGGCAACGGTGAATGGTCACCTCGCAGGAGTGACAAGCCAATGGCTTGGATGATGGGTGGAGGACCTGCAAGCGGAAAGACATTCCTCAGGCAGGGTGGTTTCTTTGATACGCCTCAACGCGGTAATGAAGCCGTTCATCTTGATGCCGACGAAATCAAGCACATGCTTCCTGAGTTTGACACTCTCGTCAAAGAGTTGCAGGAAAGAGGAATGGATCCTTTGCAAGCAGCAGAACTTGTTCATTCGGAATCAACATACATTCAGAAACTTGCAATCAAGAGAGCCTCCGAAGAAGGGTTTCATGTAGTAGTTGACAGTACTGGCGATGGAGGCCCAAGGGCGTTTGCTGAAAGAATGAATGCTCTTAGGGAGAATGGCTACATCATCAAGGGAAGAATCGCTGATGTCCCTATCTCTATGGCTGTATCTGAGGCTGAGAGAAGGCAGGAAGAGACAGGCAGGGGAGTTCCTCCGTCGGTTGTTATTGATACGCACATTGACGTTGCGAGAGCCGTATTGCATGGTCTTCAGAATGGGGTCTATGACGATCTTGAAATCGTAAACAACGAAGATCACAGTAATCCGTACACGATTGCCGCCTACAAAGATGGGACTCTTGTCGTTCACGACCAGGAAGCTTGGAAGCATATTCTGGGCAAAGCGTCACAGAACTCGGTTCAGAAGTATGAAGATGTCAACTATTTCGCCGAAGAAGGCAAAGCAAGGTTCATCGCATCAAAGCGAGTCGCTGATCGCAGGATACGCACCGCCAAGATTGAAGGATTTGACTCAATAATTGCTGAACCATCACCCGCACTTGCTGCTGTCCTTCCTGGAGGGGTGGACTACTCAAAGGTTAAGGCTGTGACCGAGGAGAGAAGGCAGGAACTTGCCCGCGCTTACGAGGAGATGGAAGTCGTGTCTAAGGAAGCCGAACAGGCGTACGAAGACCTGCGTACAGAAACCGATCGCCTATATTCCTTGCTTACCAAGGACATGGGTATCAACGTTGAGTTTGTAGACAACGACCCGTACAGAAGCCATCTTGAGATGATTGACGACATTGAGATGAACAAGACTCTCAAAGTCAAACGGACTACACCAGACGAGAAACACCCATTGTGGGACGATGAACAGAGTGACAGATTCAGAGCAATTCATGACGCTTTCGGCCATGCCGCTACGGGACGTGGGTTTGACCGACATGGTGAAGAGGCTGCTTACCAGGCTCATGCTTCGCTTGTTGAGGGTGCCCTCGCCAAGAAGGCTCTTGAGACAGAACTGCAAGCACAGAACGCCGCAACGATCACTACTGGTGCTATCCCTCCAAGGAAAGCTGGTCTGATTCCAGAGCAGCCAGCAACCAAGGCTGATGCAAGTGGGAAACTTTCATCCATGCCTCAGTTGATTATGAAGCCAGACACTCCCGCCACGGAAGACAACAAGACCCCAATTCCTCTCACTGCCGACGATGACAACTTCTATTCAACAACAATGTGTCACCATGTTTCAAGTGGGCGAACAGTCACTGCGAACGATGTTGTTGTGCCGACAGACAAGCTTTACGACCGACTAGGAGACGAGCCTACGCTGTCTCCAGAGACCCGGCAAATGATCTATAGAGCAGCAATTTCGGGTGTTTCTATTGAGGATTCTGATGTTGACGAAACAAACAAAGACATCGTCGCTTACTACAAACTAATGCAGAAGAGCCTGAAGAAGATGGGTAAAGGCGTAGTGGCCGATGTGCCCGTATCTGGTGTTGAATCTATCCCCTATCCGATGGTCAAGAAATAGATAGCACCCTTCCACTAGACAGAGTACTTATCTTGCTACTGTCTGAGTCAAGACAACTAGGGGCTGGGTGCTGACCTGAGCCAAAGTGGTCCATCACAATCCAATCATCAACTCTTACAAGAGAAGGAACAAGCACCCATGACCGACAAGGCAAGGATCAACGAGCTACAAGAAGCTCTCCGAGTAAAGATGGCCGACAATAAGGCAATCGCAGACTCATTCAAGATAGAAGACGGCACAGTCGTAGTCTCCACAGAACAGAAGGGCGCGTTCGACAAGAACATGCGCGACATCAAAGACATCAAGGGCCTCATTGAGGGTCTTGAGTCAATGGGTTCTGTAAAGAGCTGGTCAGACGAGCCAATGAACGAATCAGTTGCAGCAGTTGCAGCAGCTGGTCATGAGTTCGCAAAGCAGAGTGGCTACAAGAGCCTTGGTCAAATGTTCTTGGACTCAGCAGAGTTCAAGTCCCTCCAAGGTGGCAAGAACGGCGCAAACATGCCTTCACCATTCATGGTCAACGGTGGAGACCTCACCGGTCAGTACGGTCAGAAGGATGTTTACAGCAGCCTTGTAGACACATCTGGCTTGTCATTCCTCGGCTTCGGAACCCGTGAGCGCGATGCAATGGTGATCCCACCAATGCGTACAAAGCGCGTCCGCGACCTGTTCCCAGCACGTACAACCACAGCAGCCGTGATTGAGTACTTCCGCCAAATCGGATTTACCACTCCAGGTACAACTGCGGTAAACAACGCAGGTCCAGTAGCACAGCGTTCAGGTAGCAACTTTGCCGCCAAGCCACAGTCGTCAATGGTCTTTGAAGGCCATCAGGCTCCTGTTCGTACGTTGGCCCACTGGGAAGCTGCACACCGCAACGTTCTTGCTGATGAACCACAATTGCGTTCAATCATCGACAACGAGCTCATGTACGGTCTTCGTCTTCAGGAAGATTTCCAAATCCTCCAAGGTGACGGCACAGGCGAGAACCTTCTCGGCGTGCTCAACACACCTGGCGTTCAGGAATACAACTGGTCAGACGGCGCAAACACACCAGTAGTTGACACCAAGGCAGATGCGATTCGTCGCGCCGCAACCTTGGCATTCTTGGCTTACTACGAGCCAACTGGCGTTGTTCTTCACCCGAACGACTGGGAAGATATCGAATTGACAAAGAACACCCAAGGTACATACCTCATGGCAGTTTCGATGCAACTCGGTTCAGAGGCTCGTATCTGGCGTATGCCAGTCATTGACACCCCAGCAATCCCAGAAGGCGAAGCACTTGTTGGTGCATTCGGTACAGCAGCACAGTTGTACGACCGTGAACAAGCAAGCATTCGCATCAGCGAACAGCACGCAGACTTCTTCGTTCGTAACGCAATCGTGGTTCTCGCCGAACAGCGTCTCGCACTTGCGGTTAAGCGTCCAGAAGCATTCGTCAAGATTGACTTCGACAGCGCTCCAGAAGCCTAATCAAAGCACTGCCGTAACAGGCTGGAAGAACCCCTCGTCAGAAATGGCGGGGGGTTCTTTCTATGTATGGGACAATTTGTTATGAAGGAATCAGAAAGTTTCAAGTTCATAGGAGAGACCCCATCGTTTGGTTCTCTTCTCACCCAGATTTCTCTGTTGTCGGAAGACGACTGGACTCAGTACAGAGAGAGGAGACTTCGGGGAGGTGCCGCCGCTGAACAAACAGACACAATCCCTCTTATTTATGATCTTGCGCAGAACATCAACTCAAATATCATTCACGAGAAATACGGCATCTTCAATCCTTACATGGATGCAGTAATGGAATTGGTTAGCGAATCCTTGGGAACACTCAGCATCAAACAGGCGATGCTCACAAGGTTGCGTTCAGGGTCGGTCATAGGTAGGCACAGAGACAGAGGTCCACTGACTGCAAAGACACATCGCATCCATGTTCCGGTTATAACGAACGAACAATGTCTGTTTACTGTTGATGATGAAGTAAGAAACCTTCAAGCCGGGGAGGTCTGGATTATTGACAATGTGGGCAGATACCACAGCGTTGAGAATAAAGGTCAACAAGACAGGGTGCATCTGATAATAGACGCAATGTAGTTTCTTATTTACGGGTGACTATTGCGAGCCTGTCAGCGCAGTCAACAAGAAGTTTCACAACGTGAGAAGTTCTCACATCGGGTCTGTCCTCCCATGCGTAAAGATCATCAACTGATGCTTCTAGGCATTCCAAGGCCAGAAGCGCGTGTGATCTGTTTGACTGAGGTAACAGGTTGAACATTTCTTCTTCGTCGTCAGTTAAGGAAGCCCAAGGTATTCCACATGCAGAAAGAATTGCACCAGTAGCACTTACTGATTCATCGTCTGGGTTTCTGATTGTGCCTTTGCAATGTCCCCGTCTAGAGACGAGCACAGAGGCGAGCCGTAGAGCGTCTGAGGCTTTCTTCGTGGGTAGGTTGCTGAATCCCATACCCACGAATATACGGCCTGTTAACGGACTGGGCAAGCCCCCGTTGAACAATCATCCATATCAAGAAGGTCGAAACCGACAGTGTCTTGGAGGGCGACTGTGAAGTCAACCTTTCCGAGGAGCTTCTCGTAGGTTTCCTTAGTGATTTCCTCGTATGGAGGAAGTGGGAAGTTGTGATCGGCATGGAGGAGGAACGAGACGCTCTTTACGGCGTTGTCGTAGTTCTTCTCAAGCCATTCTTTGATCAGGGAAAGTTCTTCCTTGCGGTAGTAGACGGTCACAGATACGGCGTTGTCGGCCCATTCTGTTTGCATCTTCTTCACCCATTCAAGCTGTTCTACGGCTGTCATGTCGGCAGCAAGGATTGAGCCTTCAGGAGACTCACAGGGGAACTCCACAACCCAACGGCTGTGGTCTTCCCTGCCGTCAAGACCGACTTCTGGGACAACCTTGTATCCACGCTTACGACACTTCTCAATGAGTGGATCAGCGGCACCGAAACGGACTCGCCTGATGTAATAACGAGCGAATGCAGGATGGATACCCGGCGTCACTCCTGGGAGCAGAGAGAGCGTTCCAGAGGGCTGTACGGTGGTCAGGCGAACAGATGGGGTAATGCCATTCTGTTCCGACCACCAAATATCGTATTCCTTGAGGTCTTCGTATGCCTTTGACAGCCATGAGATTTGCTCTTCGGAACATTGAAGGATTCCTGTGACGGACTGACCGAGCCGGCGATTCTTCTGAACTGCCTTGGTGGTCTTCTCGTATGGGTACTCCATAGATGTGATTGACTTCTGGACTTTGTACAGGAGCCTGCTGACTTCCGACATTTGCTCGTAGGAGGTGATGTTGGGTAGGAAGATTGTTGCAAGGTTGCATGATTCTCCATCGGCGAGACCAATCTCAGCACAAGGGTTGAAACCGTCAATGGTTGGATCTGGGTTCTTCTCTCCGAGACGTCCTACTTTGCGAGCAAGGCCGCGGTTGATGAGACCGTATGGCTCACCAGAGCCGTCGTATCCTTTCCAAAGTTCCGACATGATGTGGTCGTATGAGTCTGCGTAGACGGAGTTGTTTGAGTTGGCTCGCCATGCTGGAACTGTTCCTGATGACCAGTTCTTTGCGCGAAGGAACAACACGTCGTCAGGGTCGCCAATAGCAATTTGAGCCGAACGGCGAGATGATCCAGAGATAACAATTCGTCCGATGATGTTGCAGATGTCAAGAACGTCTACTGAACGAAGTTTCTTTCCAGCGCGAGCATCCATCACTTTGCAGATGTCAACAACACCGTCAATTAACGCTCCTGGGCCAGATGCTGTTCCTCCGAATGTCTTCAGGGGCGCACCAAACTCACGAATAAGAATTGTGGAGTAGTCGAAAGATTTGCCTGTGTAGAAGTATGACTTCAGTACGGCATGAAGAAGTCTGCGCCAGCCTTGACGACTGTCAGGAACAATAATGTCTGCATCATTGGTGCGTTCGTGGTTAATTACTACGCCTGTCTTGACCTTTGGAAGTTCGTGAATGCGAGCGCGTTCTACTGAGTAACCAACGCCACCACCCAGCATAAGGTAGTCAAAGATGAGCTCAAAGTCTTCAACTTTCTCAACGTTTACGAAGTAGCAGTTATTGAGGCTTGTTCCGTTGAACCTGTCAACAAGTGGTGTGCCAAGTTGCCAGAGTGCGCGTCCAGATAACGAGCAGCGAAGGTTGAAGATGTGGTCAAAGAGAGTTTCCGCTTCTTCGTCTGTGAGTGCAGCACCGATACTCATTGCGCCATTGATGCAACGTTCAATTGTCTCGGGCCATGTTTCTTTACGACCTTCAACTTCACGCGAATAAGTGCGGAGGTACACAATTTCGCCGAGTCCTCCGAAACCCCATGGTGCTTGCTTGTTTGTGTAGGTGGACACGAAGTCCTTTGAGATTGCCATCTTGTGGTTCTTTCTGTAGTTGTTGTTTGTTAGATGAGACCCAGTTCCTGGGCTTTCGACTTAGTGATAAATGTTCCAGCTCTAGCGACTAGAACTCTGGTCTTTGTCATAGATGTAAGTTGAACTTCTTTGAAGATGTCATGCTCAACCCGTATCTCAGGGTTGTCCTCTTTGTCCTTCTTTACTATTTCGCCGAACTGAATCCTAGGAGCAGTAAGGGCTCGTTCATCATTGAAATGTGACGCACAATCGCCTGTTGGATGACCGCAAATAATGCAAGGTTCACGACCCGCAGAGAAGAGTGTTACCCCAGGGAATATCTCTTCACCTTGTGTTTCGTTCCGCGCGACCATACGTCGAAGATACTCCATTGGCGACCACTAGAGGAAATCGGAGTGTGCTAGGAATACGCGAATATCTACTAGACAGAGGGCCTTTCTACGGGTACCCTGACTGCTAGTATTTGTCTTGTCCGTATCGGGCTTATGTAACTAAGGAGTAATCGTGACAAGAATCAAGGTTCTGTCTCTGTTCAGTGGGGCTGGCGGTCTTGATCTCGGCCTTCAACGCGCTGGGATGGATGTTGTCGCACTTTGCGAAATTGACCCCAAGGCACGAATGGTGCTTAGGAAACATTGGCCAGACACATACATATACAACGACGTAAGAGAGGTAACTCGTGAGCGACTCATCACAGACAACATTCACCGCCCAGACATTGTGGCAGGAGGAAGCCCCTGCCAAGACCTCTCCGTTGCCGGACGTCGTAAGGGACTTGATGGGTCAAGATCTGGACTCTTCTGGGAACAATGTCGTATCGCTGACGAAATCGGGGCGGATATCTTCTGGGAGAACGTCCCCGGCGCCTTATCTAGTAACAACGGAGCCGACTTTGCTGCCGTGCTGTGGGGAATCACAGGAGCACTCGTTGAGTTGCCCCCTAAGCAGAAGTGGGCCAAGTCCGGCGTCCTGGTGGGACCAAAGCGGACAGCCATCTGGCGTATTGCCGATGCCCAGCGTTTCGGAGTTCCCCAACGACGCCGTCGTATCTACGTTGTCGGATGTTCTGGAACCGTGGCACGAGGGCTTGCGCCGTTACTGCTTGAGCGCCAGAGCGGCCAAGGGAATCATCAGACGAGCCGAGAGACGGGGACGCGAGCTTCCGGAGCCTCTAAGGACCGCTCTGACGACGCTGGCAGCGACCGAGCCGGACGAACCGACGGAGACACCCGAAGTTGGGTGAAGTCCAAGAGGGCAAGTTCTAACACGGATGACGACTCTTGGAAAGAGCAGATTGTTAGCCCGACCCTGAATGCCTTTGATAATGGTGGTGACTCACGTGCGACTGTTCTTGCAGTTCACGACGGATCAATTCCGTTTACTCAGACACAGTTCGCACAGTATGGCGAAGGTATTGGAACCCTCCGTGCTAATGGTGGGGATCTTGGTGGGGGGTCAGAAACCTTGATTGTTAAGCCAGAAGTTGCCGCTTGTCTTAGGAGTGGTGGCGATGGTGGTGTTCCTTCAAGCAGGGGTGAGAACCTCGTAGTGCAGGAAGAAGCTTTCAAGGCAATCGGTTTCTCACACACACAAGGACTTGATCACCAGGCTTCTACATCGGCTTTCCCAACGCTTCGCGCTGAGGGTGGCGGGCACGCAATCATGTACGACACCAATGAGACTCCAGTACTGTTCCAACAGAACCAACGTGATGAAGTCAGGATTATGCCTGGATACGCAGGGTCGTTGAACGCTGAGAACGGGATGCACAACACCAACTTTGTAGTGCAGGATCAAGAATGAGTGACCACGCAGAATCAGTAGTTCCTCTCAGGACAGCCAACACTAAAGCGAACGGTTTCAATGTTGGTGAAGTTGGTGATCCGATGTACACATTGGACACAACCGGATCCCATGCCGTTGGATATGTCGTATGTTTCGAGGGTCAAAGAACTGACGACTTCCGTGTGTATCCCGATGTGTTCCCAGCACTGCTCGCACGAATGGGAACTGGTGGAAACAACGTCCCATTGATTGCACACGACATAGTGAACAAAGATGACAAAGAGACCCGATAATCCAGTTGCCTACTCAATCCGTGAGGATGCCAAGGCAAACACTTTCTCGGCGACCGAGACAGAAATAGGGCTGTGTGTCAATGCGCTTCAGCCGTCACCGCAGTCTCATCACGCTCAGATATTCATCGTCCAGACAGAGATTCAAGGATCCCATAATGACTGACGAACCAACCGTGTGGGAGTACGACGGGTACAACCAGAAGATTGATGACAGTGGAGTTCACAGGACTCTCAGGATCGGGCGAGACAGTTCGGACTTCATTGCCTATCAAGACGTGCATCTGTTTGAACCAATGTCTATGAGGGAAGAGAACTGGGCTGAAAGCGGCGTGAAGAACTCGTTGCGCGCTGGAGCATCAAAGTCCTCTCATGCAATCGTTTCTCCAGAGCCTTTCGCCATGCTGAACTTTCAAGGATCAAAGAGCAATACGGTCTTGAATGATGGCTCGGTTTCGTTTACTCTCAATGCGATGCACGGACACGATATGCACATAGTCGGATACGAAGAGCCAACATTGCTAAGCCAAGGCCCAGTAGGAACCTTAACCACCGACATGGGTGCAAAGATGCAAATAAATAATCAATCCGTAGACAGTAATCATCTACAAGTGTTCTCAGGAGGACAAGAAATGACAGGACAAGAAACAAACCTCGTAGTGAGGCGCCTTACCCCGTTGGAGTGTGAACTTCTTATGGGCTGGGACGAAGGTTGGACTTCAGCAGGCATCCAAGAAGACGGAACAGAAGTCAAGATGGCCGATACACATCGTTACCGCATGTGTGGAAATGGTGTTGTAGCTAATGTTGCTGAATGGTTCGGGTTGCGTTATGTGCAGGCTAAGAACGCAACAGAGGAACAAAGCTGGTGAAAGCATCCGAAAGGGCGAAGGAGAATCTTCGCAACATGATGGACAGCGATTATTCGCACAGATGGATTTATCGCGAGACTTTGATTGTCCGTGATCTGCCAGCTCTTATTGCGGAGAACGAAAGACTTTACTTAGTGATTGACGAACTCCGTGCTGAAGCCGCAACATTAAGGGTCAATGTCTCTTATTAAGAGACGCTAAACCTAAGTCTGCATCGACAGTTAATTGTCAAACCTGCTGGTGCTAGTGGGTCACCAGGGAATCGCAATGATTCGTTCCCTACCGTGAATCCGTCAGCAAGAGGGATGCTCTTACCTTGCAGTTCTCTATGGGTCGCTCTTACGCTCGTGTCCTTACGAGTCACCCAAGTCTTATTTATTGCACCTGCTTGTTTGCCCGCAAACCACATTCCTGCGTTGTAGGCAGTCTGTGATTCATGCTCGGCGATAAGCCTCTTCCTCTTGGCGAGGAGATGAACGAAAGTAGCAACCAAAGCGGACTTGAGGGCTGGTGCGCCTTCCTCTTTATCTTCCTGAGCCATAGCCATCGCTACAACAATTGCTGCGCCAATTTCGTCGCTGGTCGTATTGTTTGACTTCTCAATCCGGGACATCTGTTCGTTGATGTACTGCTCAACTTCTTCTTCTGAAGTATCCATCGGCATACCAGTACGTTCGTTGGCTGTGCGCATTGCGTCTTCAACAACTGCCTTAACTAGTGGTCTGATGTCGTCGCGCATTTGTTTGTTCCAGACATCTAGATCAAAGATCATTGCTGCTGTGAGTGTTCCCGCAATGAGGGATTTCTTCGCTTTCGCTCCGTCAGACTTCTCCATCACGACTCGCTGTTGACGATCAAAGAACCTCTCTAGGTTTGAGTCAAGAATCTCGGCCCACCTATCGGCATCATCAAGTTCCTTGGTATCCCAACCGTCTTCTGCGTTGTTCTCGGGTGCTTGTTTGGTCCCCCATTTACCGATCGATGTTGATGCTGAAAGCATTGTGTCAGCAGCTACGCCTTGATCAGGTGTAGTGACTCCTTCTTCAAGAGGAGCCTCTCCTGCTTGTTCACCCATGGCTGCTTCTTGTCCAAGTTCTGGTGCAGGCTCGCCAGCTGGCGGTGGCCCCATCATTCCTGGCTGAGGAGGTGCTTCCATCTTCTTCTCGGTGTTACCGATTGGTGCAAGGTTCGGGCTTGCCAACATTGCATCGGCAAGTTCTGAGTCAACCAATTTGCGACCAGTTCCTGTTCGGTATTCGTTGGCGGTGATAAGACCACTAGCGAACTCCTGCATGAGGAATCTTTCTTTCTCTTGCTTGGAAATCTGAAGAACTGGCACATCTTTGATGTCAAAGTCGAAATAAAGATCGGGATGCAATGGGTCAAGTCCACGCGCAAGCATTTCAAGATGCTGAGGCATTGTCTCAAGCCAGAAGACTCTTGTTTCTTCTACGGCGTTAGAGAATGTCCTGCCTGATGCGTTACCGATGATTGACTCGGGAACGCCGAAAGCGGAAAGGATTTCTTCTTTGGAGATTTGGCGCATCTCAATGTATGCAGCGTCTCTGGGTGAAGCACCTGTGTCAACATAGTCAACTCCCTCAGCGGATGCGATGACGGTTGTTGATCCGGTCTTACCGATGTTTCCACGAAAGCGAGACCTGAGTTCATCTTTGTCGTCTTCGTCCATGTCGCCTCTAACTACGAGAAGGCCACCTGGGCGTCCGTCGTTGACGAGGAAGTTTCTGTTGTAGAACTTTGCGAGAGTCTCAAGCTCAATGGCTACGCCTGCTGATTCCATTGGGGTCATTGACAGGTATGGGTCAAGAGGGTGAGGATGCTTGAACCACAGTACGTCTTCAGGCTTGATGTACTGAATACCCATGTTCGGCAGTCTTACCTCGTAGGCAGATACGAACTTCTTGGGATCAGGAATCGGAGATGTGTATTGGGGTGGGAGAAGGTTGAGTGCGATTGGATCGCCACCACGTCCACGCAAGACTTCAACGAACGCTCCTCGGCTTGATGTGAGTAATTGGGCCGAGAGTCTGTAACGGAAAGCAAAGGAGTCTTCGCCGACGTTACTTCTACGGTTTAGGAGATCTAGAACCTTGGCGTCCTTGACAATTTCACCATCGGGCTTGTTGTCTTTGTGCCCAAGCATTGGCAGACGGGCTTGGTTTCCAGAGATTGCATCAATACAACGGTAGACCCAAGTAACTTTACGTACACCGTCTCGGTAGACCCGTTCAATATCCCACGAGTCGTGGTAACCCCTCTGAGTGAAAGATGGGTTTGTAGAAATGGGTGCGCCCATAGGGAGGGCTTTCTCCCCGGCGTTAGAAACAGACTTGTTGCTGGTCGTATTCCAAGCCATTATTCAGCCCCTAGAATCCATGCGCTAACAAGAGAGGCACCGCCAAGCGAGATGAAACCGTAGGATGGGTTGATCATGAATACTCCAATAGGCGTGGCAAACACGAAGACAATCAGGGATAGGTATGCAAAGAAAGCTCTACCTCCTATTCCGTCTTTGATCTTCTGGGGGACACGGCGCGGTAATCTCACTCTACCACCTTACATTCATTGGGCTGCGGTGGTTGAAATCCTAGTAGATGGAGTGGTATGAGTACAGACTGGGAGAAAGTTCTTGAGTTTCTAACACCGAAGGAGTCTCCGTATTGTCCCGAGAGGGCATCAATGCAGCAGAAGGTGTTCCTTAGGTCGAACGCTATGGAAGCATTATTCGGTGGTGCTGCTGGTGGAGGTAAGTCATCGGCCATCTTGATGGCTGCTCTTCAATATGTAGATATTCCTGGTTATTCTGCTCTTCTCTTTCGTCGTACCCTGCAAGACCTCACTCTTCCTGGAGCACTTATGGATCGCTTCAGGGAATGGATTGCTCCACACGATGAGATCAGATGGAACGCAAACACTTACACAGCGACTTTCCCGTCTGGCGCACGAATTGGATTCGGCTACCTAAACAACAAAGACGACTATCTGCGATACAAGGGTGTTGAGCTCCAGTTCATCGGGATGGACGAAGTAACCGAAATCCGTGAGTCCGACTACAGGTATTTGTTCTCTCGTCTGCGCCGTCCTTCCTCGGGGCCATTGTCTCAAGTCCCCCTGAGGATGAGATGTGCTTCCAACCCTGCCCCTAACTGGGTGAGGCAGAGGTTCTTGGTTGAGGGGAACGAATACGGACGTGTGTTCGTACCTTCCAAGTTGACCGACAACCCAGGTATTGACCCCGATTCGTACCGTAGGGCTCTTCAGGAACTTGACCCGATTGAACGCAGAAGGCTTGAAGAGGGCGACTGGTGGACAACAACCCTCGGAACCTTGTTCCAAAGAGACGACTTTGTCTTGGTTGACCCATTTGAGATACCCGAGATTTCTACTAGTTCGGCTCGGGTCGTTAGGTATTGGGACCTTGCAGGAACCGAACCCACCCACTCGAACCCCAATCCTGACTGGACAGTTGGGACGCTCGTCATGTTTGACAAAGGCATCGCATGGGTGCTTGATGTTCAACGGGCAAGGGTTAAGGGCGACAAGGTGGAGGAACTCATTGGTAGGACGGCGAGGGAAGACGGCCCTTCGGTGTCAATCAGGATGGAGCAGGAACCTGGCTCGGCAGGTAAGAACCTTATTGACCAATATGCCCGTTATGTCCTTGCCGGCTATGACTTCTCAGGGATCAGGGCTACGGGTGACAAGGTCACTAGAGCGCGCCCATTTGGGGCTGCGGTGGCAAACGGAAATGTTCGTGTGGTTAGGGCTTCTTGGCTGACGGCTTGGCTTGACGAGATGTCTTCCTTCCCAGAAGCAACCGTCCATGACGACCAAGTGGACTCCTGTGTAGGGGCATATTCATTTCTCGCTGGGCTTGGACTTCCGCAGCGAAGTCGGGCTATCATCATTGCTTAGAGATAATCCTTACCCCTAGACAAACGAGGAACCGATGAGTATAGATCCACAAGAAAGGGTCTCCAAAGTAGAGACCATCATTGACGAATTGACACAACAAGCTGTTCAACTTCGCAGCACACCAAGAGAGATGGCAGCCGTAGTTTCCGAACTGCACACCATCAAGAAGATGATTGCCGATGCGTGGGAACACGTATCCGGAATGCTCGCAGATGTGATGGGCGACGATCCTGAAATTGAAATCAACGGAGCAATCGTTGAGAAACGCACAGGTGCTCCACGCAAAGCTTGGAAGCATGACGAGATTGCTGATGAAGTAGCGCGAAGAATTATTGGTTCAGCAGTTGACATGGACACAGGAGAAGTGATGAAATCTCCTGAAGAAATGATGAAAGAGATGCTGTCCTACGGGGCGGTCTCTTACTGGCGAGTTAAGAACCTAGCCAAGATCGGCGTAATTGCAGACGAATACTGCGAGGTCGGCGAACCCAAGACATCAATCGTCGTACGACAGGCAATGACTATCGTCGACGGCCAAGACCCAGACACAGAGGAATAATAAACATGACAACTAGCATTGACATTTATCAACAACTATCCGATCCTTTCCCAGTTGAAATGGAACGCACAGTAAACAAGAGTGGTCGCGCACTCACTTACCTCCCGATTGCTGAAGTCATCAACAAGATGAACAAAGTCATCGGAGTAGGAAACTGGTCAAGCGAAGTGATTGACGTACGTCGAGACGCAATTGACTCCGACTGGGTTATTGCCCATGTGCGAGTCACCGTAACTTTGCACAACTCTCACATCAACGAACGCATCAGCGCCACATACGATGGTGTTGGCGGACAGCAAATCAAGCGCAAGAAGACTGGCGACATCGTGGATCTTGGCGACGAGTTCAAGGGTGCTGTTTCTGACGCGCTCAAGAAGGCTCTTCAACAAATCGGTCTCGGTCTCTACCTTGCTCGCACCGAAGACGCAATGTATGCCGATGAGGCGTACGAGCAGCCTGTGGTGCAGGAGAAGCAACCCGCAAAGACTGGTGGGGTCACTCCTGCTCTGTGGGAAACATTCTCTGGTCATCTCTCAAAGATGGACAAAGGTGAGAAAGACGCTCTCTCTGAATGGTGGGGCATGACCTATCCAGGCGAGAAGAAGCCAACACAGTCGTCTGCTACGGACGCACAAGTTGAGAATTGCATTGCTGAGTGCGTACGCATCCAGCTCAACGGCGAGTATGTAAATAAGTGACCGCAGTACAGATGCCGGAGAGGATGTCTCCCTCTTCGGTTTCAACTTGGTTGCAATGTCCTCTCAAGTACAAGTACAGCCGAATAGACAAACTCCCTGAAGAGCAAACCGAGGCTCAGGCCGTCGGAAACATGACCCACGAGGTTCTAGAAGCCCTATTCGGGATAGAACCTGGTGGCAGAACCATTAACGCCGCAAGAGCACTCATGGTTCAACAATGGCACGACAAGTGGCAGCAACACGCAGAGAACGTTCTTTACCTCGGGCCATACGCACAGCACATGATGAGATGGAACGCGTGGACTTGTGTAGAGAACTACTTCAAGTTGGAAGATCCAAACGAAATTGAACCAGACGGTGTTGAGAACGAAGTCTTCGGCCTAATTGAGGGAGTTCCAATCCTCGGATTCATCGACAGATGGATCATGGGTGAAGACGGCGCAACCATCTCTGACTACAAGACAGGTAAGGTCTCCAAGCCTCCGTACGACAGGGACAAACGCCTGCAACTCATGATCTACACCGAGCTAGTTGAGACTACGATGGGGATCAAAGTCTCTAACGCTGAACTCATTTACCTCAAGGGCAAAGGAACCCGAGTAACCTACGAGCCAACGATAGAGGCCCGTACCGAGATGAAGGAAACTGTCTCCAAAGCCTGGGAAGAACTAAAGACATCATGCGAAACGAACGACTTCAAGACAAACAGAACGAAACTGTGCGACTGGTGCGCCTTCAAGAAAGACTGCCCCGCCTGGTCAAAGAAGAGGTGATGTCATGATGAACGAGGATTCGTTCGCACGACTAGTAGCCGAGGACGTCAAGAACAGGGTTACCGATGAGCAAAGGAAATACCTCAGGCTTTACGAGAACCGTTCAAGATGGCGTGAACATATCCTTGTTCTCCTCGCCAACCTTGAGGATCAGGTCGTTGAGATAGACGAACACCAAGAGGACGACAAAGAACGTTACAGATCCTTTGGTGACGAAGGAATTAAACTGCTCGCCGAAGCCCAGGCTTCTGCTGACGATCGCAAGAAGAAGGTTCTTAGGTTCCGTTTCCATGTGGAGAACAGACTTGACGAGTGCGACAGGCTGGACGCTATTGAGTCAGATGAACCGAGCGAGTTTGCTGCCTCTGCCGACTTCATGCGTAGGGCTATTGAGAAGCACAAGGAAATGACCTTTGATGCCGATTACGACCCGACCGAGATCGATAGGGCCTTATGGTTCAGCCTCGCCGGCGAATGGAAGTTTGACGAGATTGATATTGACCTCGCATGAGGCATCGTTCCAAGAAGAAGGAACAAGAATACAAACTCAGGAGACCGCTCGTTGAGAAGCTTCTCTCGGAGAAACCTTGGTGCGAGGCGTGTCCAGTCTTTGCTGCGCATGACGAGAAGGTCACTTATGTCAGGAAACGTTCCGTAGACGTCCATGAACTAGTTAGGCGATCACAGGGTGGTTCAATCCTTGACGAGGAGAATCTGATGTGCGTATGCAGGGAATGTCACCACAGGATCGGTAATTACCCGCAACTAGCCTTTGATCTTGGTTTGGCTAAGCACGCCTACGATTCTTGAGAACCAACTGAGCCAATGCGTTCATCTATTCGACTGCTACCGCCAGGATAGATATCTCGCAATTTCTCGCCGTCTGCCGTGGTGACCGCACCGCCATGAATAACGATGCCGGGACTAAACCCGTAGCAAGCGTTCACGACATCGCAGACGCCAAACATCATGACTGAGATTCTCTTACGCCGCCATTCAGGGGCAGTAGTAATTTGCTGAATCATTGGGTCTCCAGCGCGCCAGTTGATCATTCCAGCCCATGTGGACATGTATTCCTTCTCAAGAACTTGGGATGCCTCTGAGCCGTCCATCACGGTTCCCCATGGGTATCTACCGTCTGCGAAACCAAGAAGGATAAAGTGAGCTGGCTGAATATGTCGACCATCAAGAAGAACAAACCAGAGTTTGGTTATTTCGTCTTCCGACCCAAAGACTTCCTCACGGTAATACTTAACAACCAAGCGTCCTTCGGCGTCAACTTCCCCCCATCCCCATTCGGTTAGGTCTTCAGTTGGCAGTTCTTCGCCAGCGGTGTACCAACGTTTCGGTGCTTGGGTATTTGGATCAAATGAGATCCAACGAATGTCAAAGAAATTGTCGCTTAACTTGTTTCCAGTATCAAGAGCAAATGTTGATGGTAATTTCGCCACGAGGCGATATTAGTCGTTCCACCATGCTGTCCATGGCTTAGCTGAAGCCGATGGTGTATTTGTGCCGTGGATGCCAGTGTAAGCAACCGAGATTGTGACCTTTGCGTCATTCTCGTAGCCGTCCCAGTCGCCGCCGTCTGAATAAACAAACAGTTGGAGGATTTCGTCGGTGTTCATAACGGCAACATCCGTGAGGTAGGTGTTTGCGTTGTGTTCCGTTTCGTCCCAATTGTTGTTCTTTGCGTGTGCTTTATCAACAGGCGTTGATGCTGTGCTTCGGAGGTCAAGTACGCCACCGCCAAAGTATTGCTGTGTTCCAAATGTACCAATTCTTCCAGCAGCATCATCTGGGTTTCCAAGCCACATTGTTGGCTTCAGTTCTTCATTAACAACGAAGTCCCATTCGCCATCCTCAAAGCCAAACATCCAATCTGATGGATTGTCAAGTGCATTATGTTGTGTCTTTGAGTTCTTGGTCTTGACTGCTGCAAGGCGCAGTAGTCGTTCGGTTGTCTCAATATCTACGGTTTGCTCGTCGCCCTGCCAAAGACCTGCCGTTGCACCGTAAACCTGCTGAGTGGTGAACCAGATTGACTCAATCTTGACACGGAATGGGAAAGACACATTCAGGTAAGAAGGGTCGCTTTGTCTGACGGTCCAGTCGTAGTTGACGATTGATGGGGGGGTAATTCCAGACATAGCGCTGCTGCTCTCTTTGTTGTTGTTGTTGCTTAGGCTTGAACGACTGTGAAAGCTACGGTGATGTTTGAACCAGCGGTGCCAGAACCAACTGCCGATACATCAAGGCTGATGAGGTCACCTGCGACGAAGTCTGTATTGGCTGCTGTAAGTGTGCCTGCATCTACATAACCGCCTGCTGCGATTGAGAAAGCTGCAGCGACATTTGCGCCAACTTTGAGATCGGCCGTGAGTGCTGAACCAGCTGGAGCACCGACAACTGCAACGTATGCGCCAGTGATTGAGCCATTGAAAGGCAAAGCAACTGAAACCATGCTTGAGGTTGTAAGGTTTCCTGGGATTCCAAGAACGATTGTTGTTGGGGCGAGTACTGCTGTTGACATATTTAATGTCCTTTCGTGGGGGGGTACGGAAGCACAATACCATTTAGATTTATCGACAACCCGTAGACAACGGTTGGTAGTATCGTGACATGCCTAACGTTATTGGACTTGACCTCAGCCTCTCATCAACTGGGGTCTGCTCCAAAGAAGGTTCGTTTGCTTATCAAGCAAAGACGAAAGGCATGGAACGTCTTGCAAACATCCGTGATGGGATCATGCTTGTTGTAGCCGCACAAGACGACCCGATTGTTGTGGTTGAGGGCTATTCGTTCTCTTCTCGCAACAGTCAGTCTCATGCACTTGGTGAGTTGGGTGGTGTGGTGAGACTCGCCCTTTACGAAGCGGGGGTTGCATACATTGATGTTCCTCCGACGAGCCGAGCAAAGTTCGCCACAGGCAAAGGGAACGCATCCAAGAACGAAGTCGTCTCGTCTGTCTCAGCCAGAACCGGGATTGTCTGGAGCGGTAAAGGTGCCGACGATATGTGTGATGCGTGGGTATTACGCCAAATGGGACTAGCGCGCCTCGGTGAAAGTGAATATGATTGGCCAGTAGCCAATATGGCTGCACTAGACAAGATTGACTGGTCGGGATTTCCGTCCGTATAGCACTGAGGTAGATATGAAGAACTCAAGGAACGCGCCCATCAGCCAAGTAGAGGTGGAAGAGGAAATCCTGCGTCTTCTAGAAGATCTAGAAAGCGAGACGGAAGTCTTTGAGACTCTCGCTATTGACTCTGCAAAGAAAGAAGTTCGTTTCAAGACGGAATGGGCGAAGGCGTATCTTGCCGCTAACGGTTCAATCAAGGAACGTGAAGCATGGGCCGACTATCAGATTGCCGACACCCACATGGAGTGGAAGATTGCCGATGCGCTCATCAAGTCAAAGAGAGAGAAACTTGGATCAGTTCGTTCTTCCATTGATGCTCTTCGCACAATTAACGCAAACGTTAGAGCTCAGACGAGCAACTGACATCCACCTAAGGAGATAGATGAATCACAATATCAACCAGAACTTAATTGACTTAGCAGTAGATGTGTCATTGCTTGATCCACTCCCTGGTAACCCTCGCATTGGAAACGTCGATGCCATCATGGCTTCGTATTCACAGTTCGGACAACTAAAGCCGATTGTTATCAAAGAACAAGAGGATGGCAGGTATGTCGTCGTGGCAGGAAACCATCAACTCCAGGCTGTAAAGAAACTTGGATGGTCTCATGTTGCTGCTGTGAAGATGGAAGGGGAAACATCTGAAGCCCTTGCGTTTGCCTTGGTTGACAACAGAGTTGCAGATCTTGGAAAGACCGACCCAGAACTATTAAATGCCGCTCTCAACGATGTTGTGTATGACTTCCCTGAATTATTTGATGCAGTCGGTTGGGACGAATACGAAGTGGCCGCCATCGGCACCGAAGTAGACGAGTCGTACTCGTCAATCAACGCAAACGGTGCTGCAGGTGCCTATATTCCGCCAGTACTAATGGACCCAGCACCAGTAATGGATACGGTTCGCCAAGAAGATGGAAGCGACAGATACGTTGCCCCAGCAGGAATGGATCAGAAACTAGCCGTTGCTGGAGGGTCTGGAACAACTGGAAACTCTGGGTCGAAACAAGCAGTGTTCTCCTACAATGTCGTGTTTGATGATCATGAGCAGATGTCTCGCTGGTGGGATTTCTTGAAATGGTTGAGAGCCAACCCAGGTTACGACGGCGACACAATCGCACAGAAGATCACATCATTCATAGACGCACATAGTGAGGTTTGAGATGGAAGACAAGAAATGCCAGTACTGCCTTGGTGGGGAACACCCTGTCACTGCTTGTCCGAAAGTAAAGAGAGTTGAGTTCAATCTTGACGGTTCGGTGAAGATGGTTGAGAAGTACGACAACCCAACTGGTGCATCGTATTCGTTTGTACCAACATCGGTATCGTCAAACCTTCCAACCAAGATCTCCTACAGCGGATGGATTCAGAACAAAGAAACCAAAGAACTGCCACATGACGAGCAGTGAAGGACGAATGCGTCTTCGTAATGAATGGGGTCCAGAAACGGTAGCGAAATGTTGCCGGCTTTGGAAGACCCACGGTTATCACGCAATAGGCAGATGCGGAATCTGTAAGAGCAACCCCAAAGTCGTGTACGGCATGACATGGGAACAGGCAGATGAAGAGGTAGGTACTGATGGCTAGGCAAAGAATGTTTCTTGATATGTCATGTGTTGACGCGGCGCGCGAGAGGATGAAACACATCTACGACACCTTTGACACGGTTTGTGTTCAGTTCTCTGGTGGCAAAGACTCAACTGCTGCTTTGTATCTCGCTAAGGAGATTCACGAGGCGCGTGGTCTTGGCCCCGTCAAAGTCATATTCAGAGATGAAGAGATGGTCAGTCCAGTAGTTATTGATTTCATCAACAAAGTTCGTAATTACGACTGGGTTGATATGGAGTGGTACTGCCTTCCGGTTGGGCAAGAATGCTGGGTTCTAGGTAAGCGAGAATATGTATTGCTTTGGTCTGGTATGCGCCAACAGCAAGGAAGGCTTGTTAGGGAGATGCCGCCATGGGCTATCCATGCAGGACATTTCGGTCTAAGCAACTATCAAGCAATCCCTGAAGCAATTGACTATTACACGATGCAAGGCAAGAAGGGTCGTACGGCTTTCATTACTGGTGTTCGTGCGAACGAGTCAATGGTGAGATTTAGATCTGTTGTCAACAAGCTCAACGAGAACTACATCACTCGTCCATACAAACTTGAGAAGTCAATCCCGTTGATGTTTGCGAAACCTATCTACGATTGGATATCGGCTGACGTGTTGAAGTTCATTAGTGAAGAACACGGTGCCGAATGGTGTGAGTACTACGACCTTGCCGCAATGGTTGGTGGAGTACAACGCGTCGGTATCCCGCTCCACTCAGTAAGTATCAGAAGGTTGCGCGACTATACGGCAGCAGAACCTGCATGGTTTGACACTCTCTATGACTGCTTTCCCCAGGTTGATGCTCAGCACAGGTTGTGGCCTGAGTTTGATGTTGATGCGTACATTGACGACTACGCAGATCAGGGTTGGGATGGTGTCAAGCGTTGCATTAACGAGAACATGCTTACTCCTGGGATCAGAACGGTTGCGTTGGCATTTGTTGCTGACTACAGAAAGAAACACATTCTTGACCCAGTTTCTTACCCGTTGTCATGGCTGATTAGAAATCTAATTATGAATGAGTTTCATAACACTTCTGCTCGACCAGTTGGGCCAAAGACTAAGGACTGGAAGAAGCGAGCAGCCGCCGAACAGACATACAATCAAGGACTTACAGAAGGGTAGAGAAATGACAGGAATAGTTAGATGCGTACAGTTCTCCACAGGAGCAGGGAGTGCCGAAGTGGCTTTCCGTGTACAGGAGCAAGCACAACCAGAGGACAGGCTTGTCCTGCTGACTGCCGACACAATGGTGGAGGACGAAGATAACTGGCGTTTCGCCGAAGAGGTGGTCAAAGCACTTTCCCCACGATGGGAGTGGATCATAATCAGAGACGGCAGAAACCCGATGCAGGTTGGGCGTGATCAGCGTGTTGTGCCAAACAATAGGTTTGCTGTCTGTTCAAGAATCCTCAAGAGAGAAGCTCTCAACAAGTGGATTAAACACAACTGCCCACCAGAGTCATCAATCATCTACCTCGGATTTGACTGGACAGAACCACATCGTTTCGAGAAGGCTGAACCACTATGGCTTCCATGGAAGATAGAAGCACCAATGATGGATGCGCCATACATA